AGATTTCGCATTTCTTATGATATGCTTCAGAGAGTGTCTAAATTACGAGCGTTCAAACCTTGTTTTAAAAGATACTTAACGAATCATGTTCGTTCAAGATTTGCTATGGTGCAGCCACCAGAATGGGAAATTGCTACATTCTTACCAACTGCTGACTTTGAAAAAGCGAGCCTCACGACAGTTTATAGAGATTCACGTAGGATGATAAGAAGGTAATGGCAAGCATAGAAGATTTAAAAGGTACAATTACTTCTGGAATTTCAAGGGCCGATAGATTCAGAGTAAAGTTGCCTGCAGAGTTTGGCGTCGATGGCCGCACAGTTGATACTCTGTGCCGTGCTACTAATATTCCTGGCCGTCAAATTACAACAAATGACCGTACGATCGGTATGATTACCCAAAAAATGCCGTATGGCTTTTTATCTGAAGATGTAAATTTAACGTTTTTATTGGATCAAGATTATTCAATGAGAACCTATTTCGAAAATTGGCAAAAAGCTATTGTTGGTTTTGACACTTATGAATTATTTTATAAAAGCGGGAGTAACGGTTACGGCAAAGATGTAATCATTGAACAATTAAATCATGGGGACGGATCCGTCGTATACGCATGTAAATTGATAAGGGCGTTCCCTACGACAATGCAAGCTATTGAACTTGGCGATGACTTACAAAATCAAATTGTTCAATTAAATGTACAACTCTCATATACCGTATGGGAGCCAGCCTAATAATCATGGAGAACCAATATTATGGCTTTACCAAAACTTAATGAGTCGATTAAATATTCTGTAAAAATTCCTTCTACTGGCGAAACAGTTCGTTATCGTCCCTACCTCGTGAAAGAGGAAAAGGTCTTGATGATTGCCCTTGAGCAAGGGGATCAGCAAGGATCGTTAGAGGCAATCGCCGATACACTTGAGGCATGTATTGACGAACCTGTAACGATCAGAAATTTGCCTATCTTTGACATTGAATATCTTTTTACACAAATTCGTTCAAAATCTGTTGGCGAAACTAGCGATATTCAAGCTAATTGTAGTGAATGTGATACGCCAAATGAAATTAAAGTAGATATTTCAAAAGTAAATATTAAAGTTCCAAAGACTGCTAATGCTAAAATAATTAAATTATCAAATGATATTACTCTTGAAATGAAATATCCTACCTTGCGGGATATTGGACCAAAGCTGAATAAATACATTGATGGTAATGAAACTGATCAGGCGTTCGATATGATCGCCGCTTGTATTGACGCTGTACAAACTAAAAATGAGCGTCTTTCGCTTGCGGATGAATCTGAACAAGAAATTCAAGCTTTTATTGAATCCTTTTCGACTGAACAGTTTATGAAAGTAAGAGATTTTATTGAAAAGATGCCGAGATTAAGACATGAAGTTAGTTTTAAATGCGGCAATTGTGAACATGATAATAAAATTACATTAGAAGGAACGGCTGATTTTTTTTAGTATGTCTCTCTCATGATACTTTGACAAACCACTATCAGGTTAATTTTCAATTGATGCAACATCATCATTATTCATTAACCGAGATCGATAATATGATTCCTTGGGAGAGAGAAATCTACCTAGCTATGTTAATTGCTTATTTGGAAGAAGAAGCCGAAAGACAAAAAAAGAAAGCGTAATAAATGGCAGAAGCAACTCTTAATGACGTAACAAATCAATTAATGATTTTAAATGTCCAGCAAGGTAATACTACCGATGCCGTAAACTCTCTTGTAAAAAGATTTCAGGAGATGCTGGCGTTTAATAAAAGAAAGTCGTTAGATGACGCTGAAGCTGCGAGGGAAGCGAAAAGTCAAGCAAGAGGCGAAAGGACTAGGGCAGGTGCTCAGGCACCTACCGTTGGCGTAGGCATCGGCGATGCATTGCTGGCTGGAGCGGCATTGACCTTATTCGCTTTCAATGACCAGATAAAAGGGTTTATTGATGGTGTTCAAGAGAATCTATTAAATTTCGTAAATAACGTTCAAAAAATCTTTTTCACTTTAAATCAAGGTCTAATTCGACTTGAATCGTTTATTAACAATCGAATTGTAAGTAGAATTGGGGACTTAATCCTCGATTTCAGAACCAACCCAAAGCTTGTGAATATTTCAACAAAAGTTGAAAAAACTTTGAAGAACTTGCGGGGTATTATTGATGATGCTTTTAAGTTTGTTGGTAAAATATTTGAGGTTTTAGGTAGTGCATTCAGATTCGTTGGAAGCATTTTCAGAGTTCCATTAGCTATAGTATCCAATGGGGTTAGTGAGGCAATTATTGCCGCCGCTAAACTAAATCCAACATTTAAATTCTTTAAAGGCATTGGTAGAATCTTTGGTAAGCTATTCTTACCTCTTACCATCTTTATCACTGCATGGGATACGATCAAAGGCGCAGTCGAAGGATTCCAAGAAAATGGTATTATAGGTAGTCTTGAGGGTGCTGTAGATGGCTTCTTCAATTCTCTTATCTTTATGCCTTTAGAAATGATTTTTGACGCTACTTCATGGTTGCTCGGTAAGCTAGGATTCCCAAAAACAGCGAAAACAATTGGGGATTTCAACCCGACTGAAGTTTTTGATCAAATAACGGATATTGTATTTCAGCCAATTTATGATGCAGTCGAATGGATTAAAACAGCGTTTACCGATCCTAAAGAAGCCTTAAATCAGCTTTGGCTGGGTTTAGTGGGCGAAGGTGGTCTTGTTGATCTTGTGTGGTGGCCTGTAAATTTAGCAGTAAATTTCATCAAAGATATTTTTAATCTTGGTGATCCTGACCAGCCATTTAGAATGGGTGCATTTATCGAAGGATTGATCACACAGACTGTTGATATTTTCGCACAAATCTTCAATAGATTTATGAATATGCTGAAGTCTATTCCTGTCGTGAAAGAATTCTTTAAATCTGAGCAAGAAAAAGCGCTTGAGCAGAGACGTAGAGCGCTAGAAGAAGAAATTTCGCAACTTGGCGTTGATATTGAAAATCTTGAACAAAAGAAAAGTATGGATGAGCGTAAATTACTTTTAATGAAACGGCAAGGTGGACCAGAGCAAGTACCATTAGGCGGAAGAAATTTTGGCGAATCTCTTGATGACGCTATTATTAGGAGAAAAGAAGAACAAGCAGCGGCTGCTCAACGTATTCAAAATTTGAGCGCCCAACAATTGCTCAAGCGTATGGAAGCTATGCAAACTGGACAGATGTTACAATTAGCAGAAAAGCAATTGAATAATTCTCAAGGACAAGGTGGTAGCGGGACTGTGATTATTGACAATTCACAGAAGTCGAGTAATTCACAAACTCAAGTTATCGGACAAACCATGCCGAGTGCCCATGACAGTTATTATATGACATATAATCCTCTCACAGGCACTGGCGGTTTTTAAATCCTAGTCTTCGCTTGCTAACTTTTTGAAGTACGACATAGTATCGTCATCTTCATCATCAGCATCGTTACTACTAACGACAGAAAGAGCAGGTTCTACAGACTTCATTGGAGCGCTTTCAGCGGTCACTGAGAGGTCTTCTTGCTGCTGAGCGGTAAAGGAAGGGCCAGAACCTAGAACGGTATCCAGACGTGCCTTGAGCTCCTCATAGGACTTATAGTTTGACGGATCGGTAAACTCCGCCAGCGGGTAAGCTTTTTGATATACCATCTCAAGCGTATCATCGTCAGCTAAAGCTGAGGGAGAAGCAAACTCAGAACGATCGTAGTTACGATAGCCTTCAACTTGGCGAATCTTCAATTTGAAGTCTGCACCTTCCCAAAGATCGAATGGATTTACAGGATCCTCATCTTCAAACTGTGGCTGCATAGAGTCCATCAGTTTATCAAAAATTTTCTTACCATAAATGTATAAGAAAACCTTGCCTTCATTTTCTGGGTTACCAGAATCAGATACAACATAAATGTTCGATACATAATGAAGGCGACGCTTTTGCTTTCTAGCAGTCTCTTTATCCCGATCAACTCCAGAGTTCCAGAGACGAGCGTTTACTTCACTAACAGGATCTTTGAGGCCAATAGAAGTCAGAGATTTTTCGATATACCACATGCCAGTAGTATCGCTTTTAAAGCCATGATCCCAGTAGCGCACCCAAGGTAACTCCTCACCCTCTACTGCTGGAAGGAAACGAATTACAGCGTAACCGTTGCCAGCTTTGTCGACTGTCGGCTTCCAAATACGATCGTCTGGGCCAGCATTGTTTGGAGATTCATTTAACTTAGCTGCTGCGCCAACTAACTTATCAATGGCAGCACCACGGGACTTTTTTAAGGCAGATAAAGACATATTTGTATTTTCCTTATATTACAGAGTATTAAATATTATGCTAGTATTATACTAAAGTTTACTAAAATGTCAATCACTTTTTTCGAGAGTAATTGACTCGGGTAATGTCTCTTCGCAAGTTATGTACGTAGAGGCATATTTGGAGAACAATGTGCGCAAATCAGGATGAACAGTGATAAATCCGTCTTGCTCAACATGTTCATATTCAGGAAAGAGTTCCAGTTGCTTTGGGGCAGACACACTCTCCAATTTCGGGGATTCCTGGCTCATATACAGGTTCCTCTGCTGGTGGGGGGTTATCATCAACAGTCGGCTCTGGTTCTGTGACAGGAGCCTCTTCAATTACGGTGGCTGGCTCTTCAATAACTTCTTCATTATTTTTTAATAATTTATCAAAAATTGTGTCTTTGTAGGTAAAAGAGCAAGCACCAATACCTAGGATAATCATCACAAATGGAGCATAAATTCCTACTAATCTTAACATGAATTTCCTCATATCGGTAATTTTGTTACCTTTTCTAAGTAATTTAGATCTCTTGCCTCAGCTTCAATCTTATCTTTTATACTCATATTTAGTAGTGTTGAAACTCGCTCAGGTTCAATCGAATGTTCCTCACAAATATCGAGAACAGCATCCATGTATGGCTGACTTTTCTTTTTAACTGAGTTTTCTACTAATAAACAAAAATATTCTTTATTTAAAATTTTTTCTTCAATCATTTATCAAATCTAGCATTGCCTCTTTTATTTCGGGTTTTACAGGAGTGTTTCTGTCACAAGTTTGACAAGCAGGAAGTCCATCTCTGGTGTTTTCACATAAATGTTTTTTTCTATAATGTGTAAGGGTTTCGTTATTATTTACAAATTCCTTAATATCTTCCTGAAATATATTACCTAAAACTAAAGGTGTCCAATCATCACAGCATAAATTGTAATTGCCATTCCAATCAATGTATATTCCTTTACTTAGTTTTACGCAAGAATTATCTAAAAAATTATATTTCTTCTTTTCTATATAGCCTCCTCGATTAGAGACTGAAATAAACTTAAATTCGTCGTTTTTTTCATGCGAGTAATCTGTTCTTCTGTGCAGCCCAGCCCAAAATTCTTCTGGCTCAACAATACCAGCCGCTCCATAATCAGGCTTCCACTTAACACTAACGTTTGAGTATTTTAAATATTTCTGTTTTTCAGAATAAAAATATTCCTGATCAACATCATATACATCATAAATTATTCTTAGGCGACCTTCATACATTCCGAAATATTTTTCTAATTTATTTAATTTTTTTCCATTAGTAGTGACCCTTGTTTCAAATCTTGAATTTTTTAAAAAAAGATCAACTAATTCATTTATTTGAGGATGCAGTGTAGGCTCTCCTCTACCAGTAATAGATAATGCTCCTGTAAAATTATATAACTCTAACTGTCGTTTAATTTCTGCTGCAGTTTCAAGAGCCATATGAATATTTTGGTTTGGATAGCCATGCGCTCTTGGGCAAAAAGAACATTGTAGATTACAAAGTTCTGTTGGATTAATTTCAATGTCATGAATAAAACTAAAGAAATCGCTCATAATTCAATTTTTATCCAAGGAAACGTCAAAACTTTGTTTTCTTTCCATTTTTCGATGTTAAACGGGTCTGTCTGTAATTTATATAACAATGAATACATTTCTTCTTCAGTGCAAGGATTAATTACTGTCTCTGAATCAGGGTATTCTGTTATTTTTTTATTTGAATCAAAAACTAATTTTTTTGTATCTCGGCGAAATACTGGAGTTTTCTTACAATATTCAACTAAATTAATTTTATTAAAAAGATAATTTAATCGGTTTTGCATGATGTTATCACCGCAGTGATAATTTATAAGCTCTTCATTATATCCACCAGTTTTCCAAAAATTATTAACCTTGACAGCAAATTGGTTTTCCTTAAATTCAACCCAAATATCATCGGTTCTTGTATTTATTAACTCTTGCATTGCTTCCAGCCCGAAGCCATAAATTATATGGTCAACGTCCAGCAAAGTTGCCCATTCAGTTTCACAAAATTTCATCGCTAAATTTCGACAACCATGTGAATTAAACCCAATATTAGTCGGGACAGCGAATAAGGTTATATCTAAGCCTGAATATTCTGAAAGTACATCTTTTGCTGGAAACGTTGAAGAACCATCATCTACTACGATTAATTTTGAAAAAAATCGTTTATCGAAATTGTTTTCAATAAAAAGCGATAACCAATCTGGTTCTTCAAAATAGGTCGTTATAAGAGTGTTCATCAATCATTAAAAATTTTATTGTGCTGATTGTTCACCCTAATAAAATGTCCATTATGCTTCATGCTGGTGATATTTGCCGCATCAAGATAGGTGCAAGTGGAGCGGATACCCCCAAGAATATCTTTTACCGTTTCATTGACTGCGCCACGGTACAAAATTTCTACTTCTTTGCCTTCAGCTGCCCGATAATCTTGAAGTCCGCCATTGTGTGTATCATTAGCTTTTTGGGAACTCATCCCATAAAATTTTACATATTTTTTAGTATCAAATTTTTGACTAGCGTTACCTTTAGGATCGATAGCAATTTCTTTAGAAATAAATGATTTTTCGACTATTTCTCCTCCGCCTTCGTCGTGACCAGCTAACATTCCACCAATCATAACAAAATCTGCTCCAGCAACAAATGCTTTAGCAATATCTCCGGGATTGGTGCAGCCACCATCAGCGCAAATATACTTTTTCGTACCATAGTAATCGTTTTCGTCAATTAATTTTTTAAGCTTTTGCATTTCGAGGATTAAAGAAAGCTGCGGATAACCTATACCTGTTTTTAATCTCGTCGTACATACGCTCCCGGGACCAATCCCAACTTTGACACAATCAGCTCCAGCAGAAAAAAGACTCATGGCGGTTTTAGTAGTTATTACATTACCGACCATCAAAAACCCTTTAAATTTTTTTTTAATTAACCTGATAACATGCTTCAGTCTAAACAAATATCCATTTGGAGTATCGATACAGACTTTAGAAAATTTATTGCCATACTTTGCTACTCTTTCAACATCTTCATCGGTAAGGCCAATCGTTAAAAAATAATCATCAGGATTTGCGATTTCGTCCAGTTCTGCATCAGTCACAGACTTTTTCAATGCTGTAAGCATATTATGAGCGCCCAGAACTTTGCCCATGGCAGGAGTACCAACACCATCCATATTTGCTGCTATAATAGGAGTGCAAACAAAAGACTTTTTATCAACACCATAAAAAATTTTTACATTTAAATTTACATCTTTACGAGATGAAATTGAATCTACATTACGCTTTTTATCATCATTCGGGACAATTAAAACATCAGAAAAATCAAGTTTAACATTATCAAATTCCATTAAGAAAATTCCTTTACGTATCTCTTGTTCCATAATATTGAGCCGTTGAACCAATATAAGTCAACGTCGAAATTGATCCTGTTTTTTCTACAGAATTGCCTCCACCAGGACCAGTAGCTAAACCATCGGTATCTGGCGGCAATGTGGCGCCACCGTTCGACGCTGATGCTCCTCTTACACGGATTCTTGCTCCATTAAATTGAGGAAATGCGCTGAACATGTGAGTTTTAGCTCCTGTGCCTTGACGACCACCCCAAGTTCCTCCTGCTGCTGTACCAGGAACAGGAGTAGTTAGACTAGCATCACTAACAGAGAAACTTCCTGCTTCCTGTTGTTGCGTATCGGCTATAGTAGTATTTGTATTCCCTGCGCCGCCACTACGATTTAAGACAACCGTTCGTGTTGCATTTCCGTCTTGGAAGGCATCATCAAATTCCTCAGCGAGAAGAGCATCACCATCATCTTGATCTATTACAAAAGCTCTACCGTAGACGTAAGTTCTACCGCCAATACCGCCGTTCCAACCACCACCACCGCCTTTGATGATGGACCATTCCACTCTTGGTCGATGATTTTCAGAGGTTGCTTGCCGAGCAGCGCTACCACTAGCACTATTGTCCCTAGCACCGCCATTACCACCCCCAGCGATAATACCATTAGTAGTATTTTCTATTTTTACAAGAGTTGCATCTCCATTTAGAATAAGCGCCGAATTTCCGAGATCAGGAGTAGCTTTATTTGACCCAGCACCATCACCGCCACGACCAGCGATAATACCATCATTCTCAATTGTTAATAAATTAAAATCACCGCCCATCACTACACTATTATTAAAAACAACATCAGTATCAAAAACAAAATGAAATGGGGTCGTTATTGTACCAGCGACTGGAGTTACAAATGTGCTTGCGACATTATATAAATTTAATTCAGTGCTTTTTGAATACGTTGTCGACCCGCCACTTGAATTTTCATAGTAATTACTGCCTGAATTAAGTTCAAAAAAGCGAACGTAGATAACATTGGTTGCGCCATAAAAAGAAGAAAATTTTAACTCACCACTTTGGCTAATTTTGCTATTTACAGGAGCATCTGGAACTTCAGGTCCGTTGCGATAATACCTTGAAAATTTATGAGGACGTTTACTTTGTGTAAAAGTGCGATGAGCATTATCGCCATAATCAGTATAAGTGGCAGAGTCAGTAGTAAATTCTAAAGCAATATGCGTTTCAAGCGATAAATCTGATGGTCCTGGATTACCGAACCCGTCAGAATCAAAAAATTTAATTGCCATTTATATAGCCCAGAAATAAAATTTTCTTATAATATTTATAATTCATTAAAAGGAGTATAATAATCATAAACGCTAGTGGCGAAACGCATACGCCCGTCATAGATATGGATAATTTTATTTATACCTTCGCATCCCATTTCCTCATGCGCCCGAGCGATGCCGTAATGCTGTTCTATTAATGTCGTTAATTTCCAAGCTTCGATCTCATTAATTGTTAGTTCAATTTTATCTTTTTCAGCTTCAAACATTATAAAATCATCAAATAGTTGATTAAATTTTAAAACTCGCTCTTTGTTTGTCTCGCCACATTTTAAGACTTCTGCGCCCACGAGCGTAGCAATATCTGTAAATTCAGAAAGCATATCATTTTTAGTGACTTCTTGACTCATAGCAATACTAGGAACCAATAAAAAAAGTAACGCTATGAGATATTTCATTTTAACTCTTCCTAAAAACTCTGTGTATTTCTTTCAGCAAATGCTTTGCTTGGTGTCGCTCACGTTGGAATACATTACGACCTACAATCATACCATATCCACCTGCCTCTTTAATACTTTTTGCATAATCAATCATATTGTAAGTGTCAACGTATGGTCCACCAGAGAAGACTACAGGAATGCCACATGCTACTTTAACAATGTTTGTAACATCGTCATTATTTGTTGGCATTTTGACCTTGATAACATCAGGCTCTA